AGGAACAAACGACAAAGAAATCAAGATGGTACATTCAAAAAGGATGTAGCGTGGACACCTTGGAATGAAGCATGGAGTTATAAAATGAGTGAACAACTTAAAGATATGATTGAAAGAACTGCTTGGACATTTATTGAAGCGTTCATAGGTGCCTTAACAGTTGCTCCCCTAGTTGGTGTAGACGCTGAGATAGTTCAGTTAGCTGCATTAGCAGGTGGTGGCGCAGCACTTGCAGTAATCAAGACATATGCAAAGAAGCAAATTACAGTAAGTAAGTAATGGCTGAAAAGAAAAACTATCAATACGGAGACCCAGAAGTAAACAAAGTTGCTTTAGCTAGGTTGCAAAAAAAGATAGTTAAAGAGTTAGCATTAGCTAGTGAATTTAGAAAAGCGTCTAAGCAACTACTAAAGAGTGGTTCCAATCGTGAAGGTGTTAAAAGAAAAGCACAAGCGTATGCACAACGTTCTTCTTTTTTTCAAAGACGAGCTGAAGCAGATAACAATTATCGTAAAGATTATCAAAAATCTTTAAACAAAGTTAGTAAGAGATACGGAGATTAATATGCCTGTTAATAAAAAAACTGGTAAGAAAAAAGCATATAAAGTTAAGAAAAAATCCAAGAAGTAATTCGTGGACGGCGTACTTATTGTGATGTGTATAATAGTATTGTATAGTGCTACCTTTATTGCACGAATAGGAGATAGATAATGGCTAAAGTTAGTTGGATGTGGGGTGGAAAACGCCACTATGGTACGTTAATTAGAGAAACTAAAACTCATAAGTTTGCTCGTACAGTTAACGGCAAAGTCAAGAAAATAAAAAAATGATTGAGTACAGAGGTGAAAAGTTTTCGGGATACAACAAACCTAAGCGTACACCTAAAGCTAGTAAGTCACATGCAGTACTGGCTAAGCAAGGTGACAAGGTTAAATTAATTAGATTTGGACAACAAGGTGTGTCTGGTGCAGGTAAAAAAACTGACGCTAAATCAAAAGCAAGACGTAAATCTTTTAAAGCACGTCATGCAAAGAACATAAGTAAAGGTAAGATGTCAGCTGCGTATTGGGCAAACAAAGTTAAGTGGTAGTCACTCGTTAACATCACTATATCTATCTAAATATCCACGTAGTAATTCACGATAAGCTACTTTAGTACCCATAGATTGACGACCATCGTATATATCATGGTGCCATTTACATAACATAGCTACATTTTGTATGTCAAATTTTCTTGTTGGGTTACCACCCATACCAATATCTTTTATGTGTGCAAGCTCTATCCATTTACTACTGCCACAATCTGCCCACTCACAGCGTCCTCTAGCTCTTTCTAGGGCTTGTTCTCTAATAGCTGATATATCTTCCGTCATAATACCTCTTTAATTTTTGGCGTATATAAATGATACTTAACTGTTAGTTCTTCATCAGGCATAATGTCTTTAATTGTCTTGATACATTTAAGATTAAACACATCTTCTATTACACAGTTAGGAGTTTCACTATGATTAATAAAGCCACCTAATGGTGTACGTACAAAGCCGTGTTGGAACTGTTCATTAGCTACATGTGTAACACCTAATGTTGAATTAGTACGTATAGGTTCTTTAGCAAACAAACCAACACCTTCTATTACTGATTGTCTTATTTCTACTTCATCGGGTAAAGGTCTATAACTATCATTCATTTAACAACTCTAGTTCCACGCCACCTACTCTTGCGTACAATTTGTTTTACATTGTCATCATCTACACAGGGCTTATCATCAATGTGGTGTTTGTATTGTTCATTACACACTATACAACGTACATGTGCATTAAACCCTTCATCAACTTCTGCCATGAGTGCTTGTAAAGCTAATGCTGTTTTACGTGCAGCTCTATCTACTTGTTCTTGTGATACTTCCGAAGTCATAATATTCCTTTCCATCATGATACTTTCCATAGTCTGCTATCTGTATAAGATTGAGTAGTTCTTCTACTGTGTAAAACTTTACAACACCATCTTTAAAACAAAATGCTATGTAATAATCTGTAGATTGTCCTTCAGCATACAATGTGTGTACAGCACAATAATGCATAAGGTCTTTTACTTTTACTTTAGGAGAAGATTTTACTTCTACTAACATCTGTTTCTTATCATTGTACACAAAATAATCTGGGAACGATTTAAGAAACGGAGACATACTTGTCCACATAGGTATAGGACTTTCTCCAAAGTCTGCATTGTCATTGAGATGAAGCTGTCTAAACTTCATGTCTTTAGATTTGCAATACTGTTCAAACACATCTTCAGCAAAAGGTATGTAATTTTTTATACGTTCTGTTGAATTAAGTTTGTTATGCTCACCTTGTGGACTTACTTCTTTCATTGCAACTTAGCTCTCTTAAGCCATACACTACCGTGTTTATGTGGTGTAGATAACATATTAACTAACAAAATAAACTGTTCTAGGTGGTCATATGTGTATTTAGTTATGGTATCAAGCGATGTATCCTTGCCATAGTTCTGCCAATCTTCTACTACATCTTGTAGTTTGTATTCATCAGTAGAAAATATCTCATGATACTCTCCGTCTTCTTCATACTTAAGCATGTACACTTCTACCATGATGGATAATCCTGCGCACCTTCACGTGCTATATCATCTCTAATTTCTGCACGCTCTACTTCATGTTGCCATGTTTTAATTTTGTGTAGAAACAATTTGTACATTTGCTTTCTTACATTGTATGTGTGCATTTGTGTATCTGTCCAGTAACTAATACCATTAGCTTTAGTATCTTCTAGGTGTTCTAGTTCTGCTTGTGTAAGTTCTTCTAACACATCTAAAACATCTTCACCACTTGGGTAATAGTCAAATGTAGGTTCACTCATTCTTCTTCCGCCTTTCTACGATTGTCTAATATTGTTTGTTCAAAACTTTGTAAGAACTCAAACAATAACTTGTTTACTTTTTCAGCGTCAGCGTCTTGTAATACATTGTCTTGAACAACACGTTGTCCACCACAAGCATTAGCTAGCTGTATCGCCCATACTTTTATTTCTTTTGGGTCGGTAAATATGTTCGGCATTTTTCCAACACTCCTTACTAGAGTTCCAATGGTGCCAACCATCGTTGTAGACTAGCCAACTAGCCACACGTGTAGACACCACAGGATTAACTCTGTTATTTTTTATACTTAACTTATTTGAAAGCCAATCCCATGTGAGGTTATTGAATTGCCACAATCCTAAATCATTAGAACCGTTTTTGTTTTTGTCATTGTATGCAGTATATCTACCACTACTTTCGCAATAGATAATTGTCATAGCTTGTACAATATCTTCTTCTTTGAAGTATGTACTGACTGTTGGTATCCACTCCTCAACATGTTGTACTTTCTCTTTTACATCACGACAAATTACATATTCTTGTAATGTATCTGTACTTATGGGTAAAGTAAGAACACAACTTATAAATAATTCAATCATTCTTCTTCGTAAACTGCAGGTTTTTTGTACTTCCTACCACTTATGTGTAACTGATATGCAATACAAAACTCATCTAAATCTTTAATGTTAAAGATAACAAGTCCTTCAGTTGTACCATCGGGTTTTGCTACAAACACAAATGGTCTTTCATCGTTAGGTAAGTTGGTATCTGATTGCTCTTTAGCTTTCAGATACCTATTCCACAACGTCTGAACTTGCTTACCTGCTTTGACTTCACATCTAATGAATGCTTCTGCCCAACCTTCTTCATGTACACGTAAGTGATACAGACTAGGTTCGGGCATTTGTAACTGACGCAACGCTTCTAATTGTTTCCGTCTACCTTTACGTTTATTCAGCATACCTTGACGCTTGTAGTCAATCTTTTTGTTAGGCACTTACTCCCCAATCGGGTGGTAAGTCTGATGAATTTAACCACCATGACTTAGGAAACTTACCTGTATGTGCCGGACATTCGTCTACAGCTTTTGCTGCACACTTGAAGTCGGGCGACTTTTCAGATAGCTTACTAGTCCTGTTGTCAAAGACCTTGCCACTACAAAACGGACATGTTAAATCCAT